TACGATACAGAGGGTCAGATAAGCAAGCACCACTACCCATACTTTGACAAGGACACAGGCGCGCAGACAGGGAACAAGTCACGCATAGTAAGCAACAAGGCATTCTATGCAAGCGGTACGTTCGACAACGTAGGTCTGTTTGGTCAGCAAGCGTTCAAAGGTGGTGGTAAATACATAACGATTGTAGAAGGAGAAGCAGACGCTCTAGCAGTGTCAGAGATGTTTGATGGTAAGTGGGCTGTAGTGTCAATACGCTCAGGTGCATCAGGCGCAGTGAAGGACATCAAGCAGAACTTGGAATGGCTTGAATCATTCGAAAACGTGGTCATCTGTTTCGACAGTGACAAAGCAGGTCAGGAAGCATCACGCGCGGTGTTGGATTTGTTTACACCGAACAAGGCGAAGAACGTACAGCTATCTGCAAAGGATGCAGGAGATATGCTCAAGGAGCGTAACGTACAAGGATTCATCAGGGAATGGTGGAATGCTAAGACCTATCAACCAGATGGTATCATTGCAGGACTAGATACTTGGGATTCAATCGTAGCACAGGAGGACGTTAAGTCCATACCATATCCGTGGTCGTGCTTGAATGATATGACCTATGGTTTCAGAGAGAAAGAACTTGTAACAATCACCAGTGGTTCTGGTATGGGTAAGTCACAGATTGTCAGAGAGTTGGAACACTACTTACTAGGTGCGACTGACGACAACATTGGCATACTCGCGTTGGAAGAGGACATACCAAAGACTGCTCTAGGGATTATGAGCATTGAGGCAAACCAGACTCTACATCTGAGCCGCGACTTTAGCAGGGAAGATAAGAAGGTATTTTGGGACAAGACATTAGGCACAGGACGTATCTATATGTTTGACCACTGGGGTTCTACCAACGAAGACAACTTACTAAGTCGCATTAGGTATATGGCGAAAGGTCTTGATTGTAAATGGATTATTCTTGACCACTTGAGCATCGTTGTGTCAGACCAAGACAATGGTGACGAACGTAAAGCCATTGATAGTATCATGACTAAGCTACGACAGTTAGTACAGGAGACAGGTGTTGGATTGTTCTTGGTATCTCACCTACGCAGACCATCGGGTAAAGCACACGAAGATGGTGGACAGATTAGCTTGGCTGAACTACGTGGCTCTGCCGCAATCGCACAGCTATCGGACATGGTGATTGGTTTGGAACGTGACCAACAGAACAAAGATGCACAGGTACGTAACACAACTACAGTGCGTGTACTTAAGAACAGATACGCAGGGCTAACGGGCGCGGCTTGTTACCTGTACTATGACAAAGATACTGGTCGTATGATTGAAACATCATGCCCTGTATCGGACGACAAGCAGGAGTTCTAGTGAAGAAGATTGTTTTTGATATAGAAGCTAACGGACTAAAGCCTACAAGGGTTTGGGTAATCGTTGCTTGTGACCTATCGAACCAAGAGACAGTTACGTTCTCAGGTGATACGTTGCAGGACTTCAATGCTTATATCAAAGATGCTGAGGTCATTGGTCACAACATCATTGGCTATGACGTACCAGTTCTTGAACGCTTGTTAGGTACAGACTTTAGTAGTTGTAAAATTACAGATACATTGGTATTGTCAAGACTTACTGACCCATCACGGGAAGGTGGTCACAGTTTAGATAACTGGGGACAGCGGTTAGGTTTCCCTAAAGGAGAACACAGTGATTGGACTACGTATTCGCAGGACATGGTGGAGTATTGTAAGCAAGACGTGTTGGTTAATGTCAAAGTGTACCACGCGTTACAAGGGGTACTGGCTAATTTTAGAAGCGAAAGCATTGACCTTGAACACAGCGTACAGAATATTATTACTCGCCAAACAGAAACAGGATGGTTGTTAGACGAAGAACACGCCTTCCTATTATTAGCACAATTAAAGGAGAAGAAATATGAACTTGAAGACATGGTACATGAGAAATTCATACCGCTACCTACATATGTTAAACAAGTCACCCCGAAGTATAAGAAAAGTGGCGAAGCGTCTGTGGTCGGTCTTAAATTTGCAGGAGAGCAGTGGCGGGATTATGTACAGACGTTCTCGCGCATAGACTACCCAGAGTTCAACTTAGGTTCACGTCAACAGATAGCTAGATACTTGCAGTACTTTGGTTGGAAGCCAGAGAAGTTTACAGAGAAGGGTCAAGCTATTGTCGATGAGTCTGTACTATCTAAAGTAACTGGTATACCTGAAGCCAATATGATTGCTGAGTACCTGATGGTTCAGAAGCGTATTGCACAGATACAGTCATGGTTAGATGCTGTTGCAGATGATGGACGTGTACATGGATATGTAAATGCTAACGGAGCAGTGACTGGTCGCATGACACACTCGTCACCTAACCTCGCGCAAGTCCCCAGTTCAAGCGCACCCTATGGTACAGATTGTAGAGCCTGTTGGACATCACCCAAAGGCTACAAGATTGTAGGTATGGATGCATCAGGACTTGAGTTACGTATGTTGGCTCACTACATGAAGGATAAGGACTATACAAATGAAATACTCACTGGAGACATTCATACAGCAAACCAACTTGCTAGTGGTGTTGACACACGAAGTCAAGCAAAGACTTTCATCTATGCGTTCCTCTATGGAGCAGGGGATGCAAAAATCGGAAGTATCGTTGGAGGAACTGCTAGAGATGGTAGACGACTTAAGGAGAAGTTCCTTACAAACACGCCATCTCTTAGAGACCTACGAGAAAGAGTTAGTGTGGCATCTCGAAGAGGTTATGTTCTCGGATTGGACGGGCGAAGGGTCGCAGTACGCTCAGAACACTCAGCACTAAACACTCTGCTACAATCAGCAGGTGCTATTGTTATGAAGAAGGCACTGTGTTTGTTGGACGAGTACGCTACACTGTGGAACTTAGACTACAAGTTTGTTGGTAACATCCACGATGAGATACAGACGGAGGTTAAAGAGAGTGAGGTAGATACATTCGGTAGGCTTGCTGTTTCCTGTATGGAAGCGGCAGGTCAACACTTTAACCTTAACTGCCCACTTGCGGGCGAATATCAGATAGGAGATAACTGGAGTGAAACCCACTAAAGCGGACAGAAAGAAGTTTGACCTCGACTTGCAGTACGGAGAAGTCAGGGAGGACAGGGTGGCTGAGATGCTACAGGACAAGAAGATTGAGGTTAAATCAGAGAAGGACTTATGGCAGAAGACAGGTAACATCTGCATTGAGTATGAGTCATGGGGTAAGCCGTCAGGCATTGAGGCTACCGAGTCAGACTACTGGTTTCATAACCTCTGCATAGGTGACGATGAGTACTGTACATTAGTATTTAAAACACCAGTGTTAAAGAAGATTGTTAACAAGCTAGACACATTTAGAAGCGTATCAGGAGGAGACCATAACGCAAGCAGGATGCACTTGGTTAACCTTAAAAAGTTATTCTCAAGCGATGTCATTAAGGCATTCAAGGACATAGAAGATGAGTAAAACAATACATACATTAGTAGATGATATATACCGACTGATGGAGACGAAAGAGGCAGAAGAATCTGTAGATGTAGAAGCAGAGATTGAGAAGTTCGGTGAGAACATGAAGACTCTAATGCGTACCGAGTTCGGACGTAAGCGCATCAGAGACAACCGAACACTGCGCCTGTCAAACATTGGTCGTGACGATAGAGTACTTTGGAATGTTGTTAATGGTACTGAGAAGGAAGCTATACAACCTGCAACCTACATTAAGTTTATGTATGGTCACTTGATTGAAGAGATGTTGTTGTTCCTTACACGCATGGCAGGACACTCGGTAACTGACGAGCAGAAGGTATGCGAAGTGGAAGGCATCAAGGGACACATGGACTGTAAGATTGATGGTATTGTTATTGATGTTAAGTCCGCTAGTTCCTTTGGGTTCAAGAAGTTTAAGGACGGTACACTGGCTATGGATGATGCCTTTGGTTATGTTGACCAGATTAAAGCATACGCCCATGCCTGTGGTGAGACCGAGTTCGGTTGGTTAGCTATGGACAAAGCCAATGGACATCTCGCGGTACTTAAGTATGACCTAGAGGATACTCAAGCACCAATCTATAAGTACATTAAGGGGGACATTACAGAGCGCATACGCCACGTAAAAAAGCTAGTAGGCTTGCCAGAGCCAGAAATCTTCTGTACCGACTCTGTACCAGACGGAAAATCTGGGAATATAAAATTGGGTATAAAATGCTCGTACTGTCAATACAAAAAGCACTGCTATCCAGAGGTAAGAAAGTTTGCCTATTCATATGGTCCAAAGTTCTTGATAAATGTAGAGTACGAACCCAACGTACAGGAGGTCGAAATTGAGCAAGAAAAGCGGTAAGTTCAGGTCGGCACTGGAGAAAGAGTTTTCTAAAGAGGTCAAGAGTAAAGGGTTCAAGTACGAACCCTATGGAGTTCCTTACACAGTATACAGGACTTATATGCCAGACTTTGTACACGAAGAAAAGAAAGTCATGGTGGAGGTAAAAGGTTTCTTTCGTGTAGGAGATACCTTGAAATATAAGTCAATTCGTGATACAATATTAGAAGATGGTTACGAATTAATATTCTTACTGTCCAATGAACACAAGAAGGTACGTAAGGGCGGTAAGATTACAATGGGTCAGTGGTGTGAGAAGGAAGGTATGAAACACTACACACTACATACCGCACAGGAACTTGTCAAATATGTTGAAGGAAAAGAATGATGTCACACACATTGGAGGAACTCAAGGAAGCAGTAGCAAGGGACTACGATGCGGTATTGGTTGTCGAAGCATTAGACATATCAGTTGAGGACTTGCTAGAGGCTTTTGAAGATAGATTAATTAGGAACAGAGACTTATTTACGGAGGATGATTATGAGCATTGATGATGCAACCCCTGCTGATTGGGACAGGCTGAGAGACAAACACCCTGCCCTAGTTAAGAAGTATGAAGACTATCTGGTAAACAACCCAGATGAACAGACAGAAGATATGGTTAACCACCCCAAGCACTACGCTTATGGTAGTATAGAATGTATCGAAGCTATTGAAGAGTCAATGACAACAGAGGCATTCAAAGGTTATCTCAAGGGCAACACTATGAAGTACCTATGGCGATATGAACGCAAAGGTAAACACGCAGAGGACTTAGAGAAAGCCCAGTGGTATTTAGATAGGCTGACCAGTGTAGTAACTAAGGAGGTTAGGTAATGGACGGACAAACACACGGAGGCAAAGGGTCGGCACAACGACCCACTGACTCCAAGAAATACGCAGATAACTTTGATGCTATCTTTGGCAAACTTAATGTCAATGACCATTCAGATGAAGATATAGAGGAAGACAAACTAAAAGATAAGGAAGTTAAAAAATGAATCAGTATCAACAGTTTATACACAAGTCCCGTTACGCACGTTGGCTACCTGTCGAAGGTAGACGTGAGACATGGGCAGAGACAGTACAGCG